CTATAGCATACCGTGTGCCGCGTAATTTTATAGCCGGTGTGCCGTTAAACAATCTTATTACTTCCACTTTAGATCCAACATTCATACCAAGTTCTCTTAAACGTAATCCGTCTTTATGTTCTGCTGGCATCTTAAACACCACGCCAGGTTCGCCTGGTGTTAAATCCGTTAACTTGATAGGAGGCATTGTTGATACTTACCTTACATTCTTTAAATATACAGTAAGTATTATAAATGGCTAAAGCAAAAAGTAAAGATACAACGTATTATCTTGGTAATAAAAACTTACCAGTTCCGGAAACCAACTTTGAATGGACACCAGAAATGGTGGAGGATCTAGAACGAGCACGCAAGTCTATTTTACATTTTTCTAGATTCTTTTATATAGTTAACTTGGATGAAGGCAAGCAACCAATTAAGCTTTATCCTTATCAGAAACGTATACTTAAAGCATTGGTAGACAATAGATTTAATGTCGTTTTAGCTTCTAGACAGATTGGTAAGACAACCATATTAACTATATTTGCTCTGTGGGTGATATGTTTTAATGATGATTTTAGAGTACTGTTGATAGCTAATAAAGAAGCAACTGCAATTAACATTTTCAAACGTATTCGTCTTGCATATGAAATGTTGCCAAATTATATGAAACCAGGCGTAGTGGAGTATGCTAAAACTGGCTTATTACTTGGTAATGGTAGTTCAATTGGTATTAGTACGACGACGTCTGATGCTGCCAGAGGTGAATCCATTAATTGTCTACTCATTGACGAGGCGGCCTTTATTCCGCCAGAGTTTATGAACGACTTTTGGGAATCAGTATTTCCGGTTATTTCGTCTTCCAAAAAGTCTAAAATTTTTATGCTATCTACTCCTAACGGTGTAGGTAATTTGTTTTATAACATTTTTACAGAGTCTGTAAGTGATAGTAACGGGTGGCACAACGAAAGAGTAGACTGGTGGGAGGTGCCAGGTAGAGATGAAAAATGGAAAGAAATGACTGTTAAAGCACTTGGCTCGCAAGAAGCCTTTAATCAAGAATATGGCAATGAGTTTAGATCAGCTGGTGAAAATGCTTTAGATGCAGAACAAATGGAACAGTTTGAAAAAACCGCTCCAGACCCAATACTAATAAGCGAGGATGGTTGCTATAAAATTTATAAAGAAAGAACCTCTCGGCACTTCTATACTATAGGGGTAGACGTTGGAGAGGGTATTAATAGAGCTAACTCTACCATACAAGTACTAGATATAACGGATTTAACCAACATAGAACAAGTTGCTATATATGCTAGTAATAAACTAGATCCCTTTAATTTTGCTGCTAAGCTCGTAGAAGTAGCCCATGAATGGGGGCGTCCACCACTATTAGTAGAACGTAATAATTGCGGTGCTCAAGTTGTAGATGCTTTAGTGCATACCCACAACTATGAAAGCATTGTTAAGTACACCCCAAGCATGGGTACATTTACAGATAAGATAGACAAAGATAATAGACAGGGCATATACTCTCATACTAATAGTAAGTTTAACGGTATGTCCAATTTAAGGTATTGGATGGGCAATTTAAGGTGTTTAAAACTCAATGATAAAGAAACAATACAAGAGTTTAGAACATACGTAAGACAAGCTAATGGTGTATGGAAAAAACAATCTGACCGTTATCTAGATGATAGAGTAGAAGCTCTAATATGGGCTCTATTTGTACTAGATACTAAAGTGGTGGAACAGTTTTATGAAGTAGTTGAGAAAGATGGTAACGGTAAGCCTTTAAAAGTGGTGCCACTAAACTGGGACCCATTTGAAGTAGAAGATGTACATATACCTAGCCAACAAGAGCTGTATAACCGTTTTGTAAAAAATAAAGTAACCGATGTACAATCTCGTAACCCGTCTTTTATTGCTAGTAATAAAACTAGTAATAGCGGGGAATTACAAGATTTAATTGATGATGGCTGGAAACCGGTAGGTGTTAATAATATACCTGGAGTAAGAACAAGCGCAGGCAAACCACCACAGCAACGTCAAAACGGTTTTGGTTTTGAAGGTAACTTATTCCTTTAAACAAAAAAAAAGCCGCTATTGCTAGCGGCTTTGCAAATGTACTATGTCTAAATCTTAGTCAAACATTGAGTCACCAACTTTTGGCTCTTTAGCTGCGTTGGTTGTAAATTTCTTCGTGTTTTGAAGCTTATTGTGGTTCTTCATTGCTGATTCATCACCTTCTACTTCTTTTGGTTCTGGCTCGTTGCGGATTTTTCCGTCAACTGCTTTACCACCGGTAGCTTTGTTTGTACCTTTTGTGGAAGGAATCATTGGCTTGTTAACTGCATCAGGATTACCCTTCTTTAAAGAGCCGTTAACTTTAGTAAGAACGTGACCTTCGTCTTCTGCTTCAACGTCTTCAGCAACGATGCCTGATTCTTCTTCTTCCTCTTCTTCTTCGCCGTCACTATGACCAGCGATTGCCATATCTTCGTCGCCTAGATCTCCGTGCTCTTTATCGAATTCTTCGTCCTTCTTAAGGAACTTAAGAATCTTTTCAAGCATTTCAATTGCTTCTTCATGAGTTGGAAGCTCTTCTGCAGGCTCTTCCATACCTTCTGGGCCTGACATATCTGTATCAGCTGCCATGTCGTCAGCTGGAGGCACACCTGCATCCATACCGGACATATCGTCAGCTTCGTTGAAAGGAATACGCTTTAGCGATTCCTCGTATAATTGTTCGAATTTTGATTTTGACATAGTAAACTTTGGTTTGTAATTATATTTATTGTTTTCGGCTACAGTTTCTTGTACTTTTTCTTTAGGAGTTGTAATTTTAGCTCCATCTTTTTCGTACATGTTGCCCTTTTCATCTTCTTTGGACTCTTCTTCATCTTTCATTACCTTATCATCGGTGCCAGGATCTTCAACTTTATCTATCTTTTTAAAGTTACCTTTTTTAGGGTTAAGTCCTTCTGGGCCGCTTTTTGGCCAAGGTGGGGTTACCATTGATCCGTCTACCTTTTTAACACCAGGCCCGCCGCCAAGAGCAGAACCAGGTTCAGGTGTAAATTTTGTTTCTGTAAGATAAACACTTGTATCTGTTTGCTGTACAGCGTTGTTAGAACTTTCATTGACAGTCTCTGGTATTACATGGTTTTCAGCTGCAATGCCGCCATATATATTACCGAGATCAGATAAGGATTTAATCTTCATTTACAATATTATTTAGTATATATATCTTTAAATCTATGTACTTTAGTAAATAATTTTAATGGCCTACGTCTCTTATATATCAAAGTATTGCATTAATACAGGCACTTATACCCCGCCAGGAGTTAACGACGTTGGCCCTCAATTAAGCGGTGGTTACAATTGTGCTTACGGTACAAGCGGGATTAATTATCTCAATGTTAATGATAACGCATCCGAAATAGCTTTATTTCAAAGTTGGTGGCAAGAACAAATCAGTCAGTACGGCCAACAAGTTAACTATTATATTAATGGTTATAACTTATCCGCTCACGATTTCTTCTATGGAGAAATGCCTTTAGTACAATTTGCTCCACCTATCCCGATGGTAATGGCAATTCAAATAAGCGGGGATAATGCCATATTAAGCAAGTTTGGTTTACAAGGACAAGCTGATTTAACAGCATATATTACTATAAACACTTTTACATCAACAGTTACCGCAATTAGCGGGGCTTTATCCGCTGCTAATTACGAGCCTAAAGCTGGGGATCTGATAGAGTTAGCAATGTATGGTACAACTCGTCCTAATGGCCGAAGCGGACAAATTTACGAAATAACAGAGCGTTTAGATCAAAGTGGTAGCGATGACTCAAATCAATTGCTAGGTCACTATGTCTGGACAATAAAAGCTAAACGTTATGATTATAGCTACGAAATTAATGCTCCACGGGAAAAACTTATGGATCAAGTATACGATAACAAATACGATGGAGAAGTTAACAACTTACCTAAAGTTATTGAAACAAAAGACTATACCCAATTTGTTGACAAGACTTCTCAAAAGGTATTTGATTATAGAGAAAATGCACAAGCCAATACAAGTGTATATGGGGATTACGTTGATACTAATACATTAGTAAGAGTCGTTGGAGCTTCTCTATCCGGAACAAATGTTGGCGGTATAGCTGCCAATACTACAACACTTGTGGTTGCAGATAGCCCAAGCAATTACAACTGAGAATGAGTACTTTAATTGTAAATATTTAAACTTAAATGTCCGTCGACGAAACAAACTACGTATATCCACACGAACTACCTTATGTTCAACCATTACCGACCGATCTAATATTATTAGATCAACCAAATGGAGATGGTACTTGGACGACATATAGTACATCTTTATCTGCTCTTTCTTCTGCTGGGTTTACAGGGCCTGCTGGTCTTTCTGGTTATAGTGGTACTTCTGGTTACAGCGGCTTTTCTGGTTACAGCGGTATAGCAGGTGGTGCAACTGCATCTGGTTATTCTGGTATTAGCGGCTACTCCGGTACATCAGGTTTTAGTGGTTCAGGTATTTCTGGTTTTTCTGGTATAGGTATCTCTGGTTACTCCGGTATATCAGGCTTTAGCGGTATATCTGGTTGGAGTGGTTATAGTAGCTATTCTGGTTATTCAGGTACTTCAGGATTTAGCGGCTGGTCTGGAATTTCAGGCTTTAGCGGCACTTCAGGCTTTAGTGGTTCAGGTGTTTCTGGTTACTCTGGTGCAACTGGCCAATCAGGTTTTTCTGGCACTGCAGGTACAGCCGGTACTTCAGGTTATTCTGGCGCGACTGGTCAATCAGGTTATTCTGGTTACTCTGGTGTTGGTGTATCTGGTTACTCCGGTACAAATGGGGCATCTGGCTACTCCGGTTATAGTGGCACAAATGGTATTTCTGGTTATTCAGGTTATAGCGGTTCTACAGGCTCGGCCGGTACCTCAGGTTACTCTGGCACGTCGGGTTTTAGTGGAGCAGGTACTTCGGGCTATTCCGGTACGTCTGGTTTTAGCGGTGTATCAGGTTACTCTGGCTATAGTGGTATTTCAGGCTACTCCGGTTACAGCGGTACTGTAGGGCCAGCTGGTACTTCAGGTTACTCTGGCACGTCGGGTTTTAGTGGTACAGGCACTTCTGGTTATTCTGGTACGTCTGGTTTTAGCGGTGTATCAGGTTACTCTGGCTATAGTGGTATTTCAGGCTACTCCGGTTATAGCGGTTCTACAGGCTCGGCCGGTACCTCAGGTTACTCTGGTACGTCGGGTTTTAGTGGAGTAGGCACTTCTGGTTATTCCGGTACGTCTGGTTTTAGCGGTGTATCAGGTTACTCTGGCTATAGTGGTATTTCAGGCTACTCCGGTTATAGCGGCGTTTCTGGTTTTAGCGGTACATCAGGCTTTAGTGGTTCAGGTGTTTCTGGTTACTCTGGTAAGTCTGGTTATTCTGGTGCAGCCGGTACTTCTGTAACAATTATTGGTACAGTACCTACTGTTGGGGGTAATGCCCAAACAACTTTAAATGCAGCGTTTCCAAGCGCTGTAAACGGTAATGGTGTTATAGCTGAAGATACTGGTCATTTATGGGTATTAGGTAGCGGTACTTGGGCAGATGTTGGTCAAATAAAAGGCGACACTGGTACCTCAGGTTACTCCGGTACGTCTGGTTTTAGTGGCGCAGGTGTATCTGGCTATTCCGGTTATAGCGGTTCAATAGGTGTTTCAGGCTATTCTGGTTATAGTGGTTCAATAGGTGTATCAGGTTACTCCGGTACATCAGGCTTTAGCGGTACTGGCACTTC